CCCAGGCACCTACCGACGCTCATTAGCAGAACTGCTAATCAGCACCGGCTGGTGGCCGCCTGATGTACCATTTGACTTTGAGGACGTGGCGACCGTGGCCGCCATCATCAAGGAGCAGAAGCGATGACCGCGAGCATCAGGGTCGAAGGAGTAGCCGAAACGCTTCGCATCCTTCAACGCATCGACCCTGAACTCCGCCGCCAACTGATCAAAGACCTGAAAGAAGTCACGAAACCGGTCACCAACGCCATCAAAGGCAACTACACCGACCAGCTGCTGTCCGGCACTGAACGCACTTGGTCACCTCGAGGCCGCACCATTTTTCCGTACACCCGCCAAAAAGCCGTCGCCGGGGTGAAGGTTGCCGCCTCATCGTCCAAGCGTAAGCAAACCCTGTTGAGCATCACCCAAAAAGACCCGGCTGCGTCCGTGTTCGACATGGCAGGCAAACGCAACGCAAACCCGCTGGCCACCGCTTTTGACACCCGTTTCCCCACGCCGTCCCGCGTCATGTGGCGATCCTATGAACAGGCCGACGAAGGCATGATGGACGAAATCAGCAAGTCCGTTGATCAGGTGATGGCTTCCATCAACAATTTGCAAAGGGCGATCCTGTAATGGCCATCAAAATCCCCATCATCACCGAGCTACAAGACGAAGGCATCTCCAAAGCCAAACGCGAATTTGACAAATTCAAGGGTGCAATTGCGGGTGCTGAAGGCACTATGGGCAAATTCAAAGCCGGTGGAAAAGCCGCTTTTGACGCAGTTGCAGCCAACGCCGCAATATTTGCTGTTTCTGCCGGTGCCTCCATCGCAACGTTTGCTTTCAAGGGCATAGCCGACTTCCAAAACCTTGCCATTGCGTCAGGAAAGTTCGCGGACGCTACCGGGCTGGCCGTCGACGAATCATCCCGCTGGATCGAAGTCGCCGGTGACGTAGGCATCGAGGCGGGAACCATCGAAACCGCCATCGGCAAAATGAACAAAGTGCTGGGCACCTCACCCGACAAATTCAAAGATCTTGGCGTTCAACTGGAATACACCAGCGGCGGAGCCGTCGACGTAAACGAAACCTTTCTCAATGTCATTGACCGGCTGAACGGCATCAAAGACCCGGCGGAACGTGCCCGCGTCGCCTCTGAACTGTTGGGCAAGGGCTGGCAGTCCATGTCCGAACTGATCGGTCAAGGCTCCGACAAGCTGCGGGCAAGCCTTGACAAGGTCAGCGACGCAAAGGTTGTCGATCCTAAGGAACTTGAGCAGGCCCGCCGGTTCCGTGCACAAATGGACGACATGAAAGACAGCGTCGGCGACCTGTCAAAAGCAATCGGAAGCGACCTGCTTCCCATGGTCATCGCACTGGCCGACGGCTTTCTGTGGGTCTACGAGAAAGCCAAAGAATTCTTCGACTTCATCGACTTCATGCCATCCGTGCTGGACACCCCAACAGCCCAACTGGTGATCCAAGCAGGCGAAATCAACAAAGCGTGGGAAGAGGGCTACCGCTCAATGATCAACGCCAAGGATGCGACCAAATACCTAATCACCGGCTTGGACGACACAACGGAAGCCACCCACGACCTGAACATTGCGTGGGAACAGTTGATGGGTCAATTCAAGGTTGACGACGCAATCCGCGAAGCCCAACGCCAAGTGCAAAACCTGAAGGACGCGGCCGCCGAAGCCTTTGCCGACCCGACCAAAATCATGGATTACGACGAAGCGTTACAGAACGCCTACGAGTCGGTCGCCAAATTGATCGAAATCATCGGCCTGTCGAACTCGGAGCAGAACCGAATCAAACTGCTGGTCGACACCGGCCAAGTTGAAACGGCGATCCGCCTGCTGGACATTATGGCGAACCATCCGGGCACCAGCCTGACGGACGCAATGCGATTCCGTGGCCCTCGAGCAAACGGTGGGCCGGTGTCGGCTGGTGGCACCTACCTGGTCGGTGAACGCGGCCCCGAGCTGCTGACCATGGGTGCCCATAGCGGGTACGTCACCCCGAACAATGCGATGGGTGCCACGGTGAACGTGACTGTCACGTCCGCCGACCCAAATCAGGTCGTTGCCGCTATCCAACGCTGGGTTCGAAACAACGGTGCACTTCCATTGACGACCACCAACGCGATCCGCAGGTGACCGATGGCAATCAACACTTCATGGAAAATTGAGGTCGGACTGCTGAACCCCGACCCAGTCGACTTCACAAGTCGAACTTTGAGCGCGTCAATTTTCCAACAAGTAAACGTGAACGAGATCGGCCGCGGCATTGCCACCGTCACGCTCCTCAACAAAGACGGCGCACTCACACCAGGCGGCGGAGGCACCTACTCGTCGACCGACTGGTTTGCCCAAGCCGTATTTATCACCGCCCTTACAAACACCGGCGGAGCCAATAACACCGACACCGTGTTTCATGGGTTAGTCAACGGCTTCGACCTTTACGACGACGGCGTATACTCCACCGTCACCTTGACCGCTGTGGACGCTCTTACCGTCGCCGGTAAAAGCCCTGGAGTTTCGGGATCAAGTTATTCATCGTCAACGTACGCGTCGGCTTTGACCACTTTTATGACAGCTGGCGGCACCGTGAAATGGCCGTTCCTTGGGTGGCCTCTTCGAGCGCTGAACATCAGCAATTTGAGCGGCGAAACTCTCAACGTCAAAAGCGACGGCGCTTACTCGTTCACCTCGTTTGCCGACCTTTGGAGTCAAGCGTTGATCCCGAGCGCTAACGACGTGCTATGGCACACGACAATCGCAACATCTGGTGGCGTAGCGACGTACAACGTCGTCCACATTCCCATGACAAACACCCCATCGAGCGCTAACCGCCAAACCTACGAATTTGACCCTCCGGCCTCTCTAAGTGGATCAAAACTTCCATTTGACGACGACGGTTTTCAGCAAGCGTTCAACAACGAAACACTTATAACCAGCGCCACAATCCAAGGTGCCTACACCGGAGCCACCGCCACAACCGTCAACGCCTCCACCGTCGACACCTACGGATCGCGCACCGTCAACTACACCGGCACGTGGATCGTGGACGCGACCGGAGTGTCCGACATGGCCACCAAATTCACGAACCGCTACAGCACTTCCCGATTTACCCCTGTCTCGCTGGTGACATCAGCAAGCCGGGTCAAAGCGTTAGCGGCCGACGCGGCGCACAACAAATGGCGCGCATTACTGAACATTGGCACCGGCCTTTGGCAACAGACCAAGATCACTTGGGCAGGCTCCGGCGCGGCTTCACAAACCGGCTATTCAATCATTACCGCGCGCAAGATCAACATAACACCAAGCGACACAACGATCACGCTGACTCTTCTAAACTGGACTGACAACCACGGTTTCATTCTTGACGAGGACGCTTTAGATACTGGGAGACTGGGATAACCAATGGCTACGCAATACACGGCAGGATTATCGAGCGGGCAGGTGTTGACCGCCGCCACGATGAACAGCATCGGGGCCGCAACCGAGACGTTCACCCCGACGATTGTCGGGAACACAAGCGGCTCAGTCACCATTGGCAACGGCACTTTGACCGGCAACTACTTCCGCATTCAGAAGCTTGTCGTCGTCAACTACGTCCTGACATGGGGTAGCACGACCACGACTACAGCGTCCGGCTTGTGGCTTTTCTCGGTGCCGATCGGCAACGCCACTCGAGGCAACGCATTCGGGCGAATCCTTGACGCGGGAACGACGTACTACCGTGTCACCGGCCTTGCCAGTAGCAACAAAATGATCCTTCAAGCCACGGATACCGGCTCCGAAGTCCAAAACACTGTGCCGATGACATGGGCAACCAACGACACCCTCGTCGTCACCTTCGTATACGAAACGAGTGCATGATGACCACCATTCACCTTCCCAACCCGACCGACGCTGAACTGACCGACGACCAATGGCTCGACGGCTGCCGCCTCCACCGTGACCGTCTCCTTGCTGAATCCGACTGGACACAACTGCCCGACGCACCCGTCGACCGCCAAGCATGGGCCGACTACCGGCAAGCCCTCCGCGACTTCCCAGCAACATGGAAGCCCGGCCCCACCGTCACCTTCCCGGACAAGCCATGAAAATCCCGATCGCCATCATCGCCATGACCGCCGCCCTGATTTGGTGGATCTTCGCATGAGCGTCAACCCGTCCAAAGCCCTGATCGCCCTTGTGGCCCTGATCTGCATGACCGTCCTACTGATCGCGGACGCCATCCAAACCGACCAAGGATTGCCGATCATCACCATGATTGTCGGCTACAGCGTCGGCAACGGCATGGCCGCCCTCACCGGCAAGCCCGTCGACCCGATCATCAAGAAGAAAGACCCCAAATGATCTCCTCGAGCATCAGCGTCACGACCACCGCCACCCTGCTGGTCTCCGCCACCGAAAACGCCACCCGCACCATTTGGCTGGAAGCAGTCGGCAACGACATCCATTTGGGTGGCTCCAACGTCACCAGCACCACCGGCCTGACAATCAAAGGCGGGTCACAAACCTATTTGGTGCTCCCACCGCTGAACAGCCTGTACGCCATCACGTCAGCCGGCACCCACCAGTGCATCATCCTTCAACCGTCCGGGGATTACTGATGGCGAAAGCCACCAAATTCAAGTCGTGGCAAAAGATGGGGGAACCCGCCGCCCCCTACGTCACGAAGTCACCCAACCTTGTGCAAATCCACGCCTACTGTCGGGACACTTGGAACATGACCAACCTGGGCATCTACAACCGGCGACCGATCCGCGGGGGCACCGTATGGTCATCGCACGCTTTTGGGGCGGCCGTCGACCTCGGCTACACCGACCGGGCACAGCTCGAGTGGATCATCCTGCCGTGGCTGATCAACTACAGCAAAGAACTCGGCATCCAACGAATCCACGACTATCAAGGCACCCGTTACTGGCAGGCCGGTAAAGGCATGATCCCAAAATCACCCGGCCCGGGGGGCATGTGGATACATGTGGAAACCCATGTGGATAACTGGGCGGACGCGACACCCGTCCCCGCCCGCCTCAAATGAAAGACGTGACATAGGAGCACGCATCTGTTAGACA